CTTTTACCATCAGCGGCGATAGATGTAAATCCAAATGTTTCAAGTACTGCACCTGTAGTACCTGATAGTTTTCCATCTGCATCAATAACTACAACATGCATTTCGTCATTAGTTACGCCAAACTTTGTTGCTTCTGCAGAAGTACCAGGCGCGCCATCGAAATAACTCTTATATGCCCAGTTATCAAAAGCAGAATCGTTATTGCCACTATGAGGGCATGTTTGTACTTTAATTGAATTACCCAGTTCTCCTGGATATCTTGCGACCCATGTATTTTCATCAGAATCAAGAGCGCCTTGTTGCTGTTGAAAATCTGTTAAGTTATTAACTGTTGGATCTGTTGTATTTACTACTGCTGTCGCATTCTCGGCGGCAGTATCGGTAGCGCGCACAACTTGCGCTGTTCTTGAGTATTGTAAGAAGTGAGAAACGGTGAGATAATCTGTTGCAGCACCATCTAAAGGTTGCCCAAAAGTCGACGCTAGACTTCCTTCGTCAGATATTTGTATTGCCTCATCCACTGGCCCCCACTGAAAGTTTCCAACAAAACCACCGGTAGTTGATTGTACATTGGGGACTGTGCCCCCAGAGAAATCAATTTCTTTAACGGTGACCGCTGGAGACTCAGAAGTCGTAAAAATTGCCATGACTTTGTCCTTTTCCAGTAACGTAATTATATGTTTTCATAATACGGATGTTCATTACTAGTATTTATAATATTAAAAATTCCTATGATTTGGGTCATAAGCCCAGCCTTCTTCGGAATTTCCGATAGACCAAGCATCGTCTTTAGGTATAGTTTGAATTTCTTCTAATCCATCTTCGATATATCCAAATGGAACAACATCATCTTCTATTTCTTTCATTCTCTGTTCGAACATCATTTGTTTTAGATTAATATCAGTTAAATCTGAAAATACATTACTTGTAGCAAAATATCCAAACATAACCAAGTTCATCATTAAATCGTCATGGTTACCATCTGACGCTTCATACGATTGCCCTCGAGCTACGAACGTTGATATTTCCATGATTGTATTCTCATCGTGCACTATTAATTTTTTCTCTTCAAGAATATCTTTAATAGCAGAACAACCAATACGTTTTACCTTACGAGTCATTTCTATACCAAGCGCATTTGCTTTAACCGCAGATTCTACGTGCATATTTTCATATTCTAATTCGTGGTATAATCCATTACATACCACTCCGCCTTGATCATTTGCTTCTATTATAACATAAGCCTGATTGTATAAATTTGCATACTTATAAATAATATTCGGGAAGAGTAATGGAGAAATAGTATTATTGCGATAAACAGCAACCTGTTCAAAAGGTCTTGTGCTAATATCGATCACATTAAATGTAGAATAATCCTGTCCTCTTCCCCTCGAAACATCAACTGTCATTATGTAGTCATGTTTCTTTTCAGGTTCTTTAAATATGCAAACAGAATTTTGTTCTAATCTTTTATAAGGTTCTTTCGCCCTAAATTCTAATAGTGTATTTCCTGATATAAGTGTATCACCAGTTCCAAAGAAAGTATTACCAAACTCTTGATCAAACTGTAGTTGAGAAGTATTGGCTACTGTTTCTTCTTTCCATTTTTTATCTCTACCTGGAACATCCCACCAATCTACTCTAAACGGAATAAAGTCGTTCGTCTTTTGAACAGAACCTTCCCAAATCTTTTGAAACATATTACCAATACCATTTGCAGTAGATGTAATAATAATTTTAGATTCTGTACCAGAAGAAATAACTGGATAAGTTGAAGTATAAAACTCCGCGGCTCTCTCGACAAATGCAAACTCATCGAGATATAGTAGGTTGACAGATAGACCACGAATAGAAGATCCAGAAGTAGCAGCCGCAATAATGCGACTATTATTAGAAAACTCTATCGATCCTTTATTTAAAGCTTTGCAACCCGGTTGAAGAAAGAATGGCAGGTTTTCAAGAGTAAGAGTAACTCTTGCTAACATCTCTCTAGCGGTAGCACCTTTATTGGCAAGTACAGCGATTGTTTTTTCTGGATGAAAGACTGCGAACCATAACAGATAGACCACACTAGATATTGATTTACCTGACTGACGGCAAGCCAATACTATATTAAATCTGTTATCATTGAATTGTTTAAACATTTTTTCTTGATAAGGATATAATTCGAAAGGAACTAGTCCAACATCAAGAGAAATAATCTTACAATATTCAGATGCAAAATAGGCCGGATCTGTCATACATCTGGCATATTCTTTTACTTCTTCATTTGTCCAGTTCTGTACAACCCCGTCTCTTTTGACATTAGGATTGCCGAGATAAGTATCATTCATGATCTATGATTTTTTCATCTTTTAATAGTCTTTGTAAATCAGTAGTAGATCCTACAAAAACGTTATTTGTTGTCTGCGCTGCTAGCGCCTTTTGATTATTAGGTTTCATATCGTGTTTTTTCTTATGAAGATCTAACAAGTTGCCATTAATATCTGCAACGTTTTTCATCATGTTAGAAAAGACTTCAAATGCTCTAGGATGCTCTGTAGCTCTTGCTACTTCCATCATTTCTTCTAATGCATCAGATCCTTTAATTAATAAATCATGATAAGTCTGTCTTGCATATTCAAAGTCATTATCTGCTGTATCAGAATCCATTACGAACTATCACCTATAAATGCTATATCAGTTGTAAACCCAAAATCACTGTCGCCTAGACCAATAGCGTTTGAAGGATCAGGTGTTATTGTTATACTTTGTATTCTTTGATCTGAATCTAATAATCCAGATTCTTGGTCAAATACGTTAGTAATAGCAGAACGAATAATACCTTTTTCTGCTACTGGTCCATAGAAATTGACTTTCATTTCAAAATCTAATGTATATATAATTGTACGTCTTTGCTCTAAAGAACCTTCAAAATCATCAGAGAATGTTACACCAGTAATGGTAATTGGAACATCTTCTTTTAATTCTGGAAAATCTGCTAATGGTTTAATAGTTAAAGTATACTGCGGAGAGAAAAATGGTAAAATCTGTTCTACAATCTGCAACGCATCATCTTGCGTTTTAGCATAAGCATTTAAAGAAAAATTTATGGTATAAGGTGTATAACTATTAAATTTATTTCGTACAAGATGAGTAGTACCTTGAGTGATAAAATCGTTATTTCTTTGTAATTGTCTACCTTGATCATATGATATGCCAGTGATTTCAAATGACATTCTTGGCAATTTTAAAGCGACTTTAGTACTGCCAGGTAAATCTGGATTTTCTCTAATTCTTTCTAAAAATTTTTGTTGTGGAGCATAAGATAAAGGAACTTTAGCTTGGCTTATTGTTGCTCCAGCCGAGTTCTTTCTTAACACGTAAATATTATTAAATAGAGATCCAAAGGTTGCAACGCTTTTTCTAATTCTTTCGTGATAAAAATATGTACCAAACATTAGCTAGGATCTCCAAATGGGTTCGATTCACTGAAGTCCAAGAAATCTGTTAGTGTATCAAAATAAGTATTTTGTTCATTAGATGATAGTTGATTATCTTCTGTAACTTGAATAACTCCTGCAATTGAAAAACTAGTTAATATACCGGGATTATTATCTGTAGTACCAACAACTTGTCTTCCAGTTACAAAGTTGTGGAACTTACCGTCATCTGCACCAACGTGAATCAGACTTAAAGTATTACTGGAATCTGACCAATTTGAAACTTCCCCAGACATAATAGTTCCATCTGCTAAAGTCTGATTTACAGTTTCGCCTACACTAAATCCTCCTGAAGAACTATCTAAAGATAGTAAGTATTCATAAGCATAGGCTGCTTCAATCGCATCGATTTCTGGAATACCAGCATCTAAATCTTCACCGCCATATTCAAATAGTTCACAACGTAATTTATATGTTGGTAGATTCTTTAATTGATAAAACGGTTGTTCGTGTTCAACCATTGTAATTTCAAATAATTTTTTAGAGAATGGTATATAAAGCAAGTCGCCCTCCAATGGGCGAGTTCCTGATATATCATTATCATATTTGTATACGGTATTTTCCCATCTTTTTCTTGCTACGATGAAAGTGGCTTGATCTCTAATTTCTACACCAAATTTAGTGAAGAGATCTCCTTCTCCATCGAACCCATCAATATTTTCAATGTACATTTCAATCTTATATGAGGAGTTAAAACGAGATGGTACGTCTTCGTTTAAGATTCTATCTTCATTCATAATATCTCTTGGAAGATAATAGACATCTTGACCATAGATCTTTAAAGATTCTATGATTATCTCTTCGAACATATTTTGTTCTGACCTGCGGCCTTGGCTGAAATACCTATTAGTCGCCATTTATTACCCCACGAAGAAGTCAGCCGGCATTTCATGCTCAGACCTAATTGCTTCTCTTAATCTGTCTATGTCTAATTGCGCGTCATCATATATTTGTCTACCATTTAATGTAACTCCGCCGGGCAATTGCATACCTTCAAACTTAATTAAATTTTGGCCCCACTGTCTTTTAAATATCGCAGTAGTATATTCTTTCATCCATCTATCATTGTAGATAGAAGTATTAACATCTGGATCTAAAATCTTATATACTTCTGCAACTAAATAATCCCCTTCTTCAATATCTTTATCGGCAAAATCTCCGAAAACATATAATCTATTTTCTCTTCTTGAAAACTGAACTTGAGGAGTTCCGTTTAGTTTCATATCAATTAAAGAAAGATATTGTTGCATTTGCTCGTAATAAGCTAAATCACCCATATAAGTTTGAAGATTAGCAATATCGTTTAAATGCAATTGATATTTAATATCAAAGAAATCTTTTGTTATTGATCCACCGCGAATAGGAAATAGTTTTGAAACATAAGTAATATCACTCGCTAATGTGATATATTCATTTGTTACATCAGCAGCTGTAACAAGATGTTTCATATAAGTTTTCAAAGTTGCATCAGAATGAAATTCTTGATAGTATTGCAGAGCTTCATCTACTCTATCTTCCATTTGATCAGGATCAATGTTAATTTCAATTACTGGATCCCCAAGAGATCTTAAACAATAATCGATTAATCCCTGCCTTGTACTAGGAGTAGCCATAAAAAATACCTCTAAGTGTTCGTATTAGAGGTATTTATAATAGTTTGAATTATAGCCATTAGTAATAAAAAATAAAAACACCACCGCTTCCGCCAGCACCCGCCGAACGGGCCGCTCCGCTTTCTTGCGCCAAGCCCCCGCCACCGCCGCCTAGTGATCCTGCTATGCCGGCACTAGCTGTACCGCTTGAATGTGTTTGTGCAGCGCCTCCATATGATTCATCAACAGTCATACTATGTTGTTCATGAGCTATTCCAAATATTGGAGGAAGCGAGGCTATATTAGTATATTCACCTGTATTAGCTCCGGCTGAAGATTCATGAGTAGGAGCTCCACCAGGCATATATTGATTTATTATATCAAAACTAAAGAAACCATAACCCCAATTAGGTGTAGCACCACCATTTGCGTGTTTGCCGTCACTTCCGACTTCAATAGATTGGCTTGAACCAGTAAAAGAGCCGAAAGGAACTTGTCCAATGTTTCCTGGCGATCGCAATTCATGTGTCCGCCACAAATTTTTTACAGAAGAATGCATGCTAGAGCTGGGGTATGCGTAACCTCCTAAACCAGGACCGCACATACCCCAAGCGCCGTGATTAGTTAGAGCTGCGTTTACGGTAATAGGCGTTGTTGTACCATAGTTATCAACATCTGCATTACCTTGCCTACTTCCATATCCACGGAGGCCGCCTGTCGCGTAGATACTGCCCCAGGATCCGGAAATCTGTGTCTGGCCGCCGTTATTTCCTGTTCTTGCTGTACCACCACCGCTAACAGTACCTGGAGTTGCGCCACCTGATCCAACAACATAAGTGCTGTTTGCAAAAGCACTGTAATCTAATTCTATTCCATATACTCCTCCGGCCCCGCCGCCAGAAGCTACGCCTTCTCTACCAGCATCTGTAGATGCAGCACCTCCAGAGCCTCCGCCGCCTACAATCCAAATTTGAACTTTTGTTGCGGCGCTTGGAGTTTGTTTAGTTGCCGTACCGCTTCCAGATACGAATCTTTGAAATGCTTTTACATAAGTTGGCCCTTGTCCACCGTGCCCAGCCGGTAAAAGAAATTTTTGGGGAAAGGCATTACCAGTATAAGTTAAAGATTCAACTCCTCCTTCTGCGATTCTGCCATTTCTTTTTTTACCTTCACCATTAAATCTTACGTTATTAATTCTTAATGATGTATTACTATTGTTCGAAAAGTTATTACCTAATCCATAACCTGAATGGCGAGGAAATCTATTAGTACTAGTTCCAGCAGTAACCGCAGGGGCAGGTTCTGTATGCGCTCCAGCAAGTCTGGCATTACTAAGACCTATATAGCCGGTTGTTTCTCCAACACCGCTACCACCGCCCGAAGTTTGATAGATTACCATTCCCATTTTTATTTCCTTACCTTGTGATTGTAAAATCTTCAATAGGTTGAAACGCTGCTAATTCTGCAGGAGTTGTAGCATTAGCGATATCAGCGTGCGCTGGAGCATCTCTCAGAGCTTGTTTTTTGGCAACGATATCTGTAGTATCAGCGCTTGTTTCAAGAGCCATCATATACTCAGCATCTAGCTTTTCAAAAGCCTTCTTTCGATATCTTCTAATTTTATTTCTCCAAAGATCTTTAGCTGCATCCATATCTACTTCTATAGAAGATTCATCTGCATCTAATTTCCACGCTTCTCTGAATAACCTTTGAATGTTTTCGACGTTAACGGTGCCGATATCGACACTTCCGTTTAAAAGTCTAACAAAATTTGACATTTAATTTTTCCTTATTTTTTTAACCGCCAAGCGTTTCTAAACAATCTATTTTTTGGCCATTTTTCATCAGCCTTAATAATTTTAAACATCGGGCGATTATGCTTTTCAGTAAATATTTTTCTAGGTAAAACTATCAAAGCTAAATATTCCATCGCCTCTTCTTCAGTTAATGGACCAACTCTAGGTGCTGTCCATTGAAGCTTCCACTTTTCTTCATCATGTCTAAACCCTTGATGTCTACCTTCTTCTATAGCTTTTTGCTCATCATCCTGTAAATCCCATAATACTTGTACTGGGCACAATTTGCCTGCCATAGCTTCTTCTTCTAACCAAGTATCAGAAGGGGTAACTACCGCGGCTGGCGCATCCAAATTATCAGGATCTTCGTATACAATTCTATATTTAGGGTTCATAATTATTTTTCCTATTCAATTCAAACGCTCACTAAATTCGGTGGGCCTTCAGTCGCATGAAAGGTATGACTAGCATAGGCTCCAGCTCCATCATCACCATCCACAACCATACTAAAAAAACCATCGGTAGCACTATGGCCTAACATTAAGTTATTATCAAAGTTTTGGCTATCAGGATATCCGGCTGAAGTTGAATCAGGTGCATGCGCGCTGCCATTAATAGTTGCAGGTTGAGTAAAATATTTTCCGAATTTTACTGAATTTCTTCCGGTCGCAAGATGAACAACTGCCATAATATTTCTGTCATATCTAGCAGTAGGAATCGGCCAATGGTTTGTGCTGCCAAAATCCATGTCTGAAACAAGACCACACGCTTCATTTAAACCCCAGGGAGTTGTTCCATCTGCTTTGAAAAGATTTTCTACTCTTAAAGTTGCCATTGTTTCTCCTATGTGGTAAGATTAGTTTCGCCTACAGCGCAAACAATATAGATCGTTTGGCAGTCTCCTAATTCTCCGCCATCGTTATCAACCGCATAGGTGTAAACCTGCCCGCCCGTCGAAGACATAAGTTCCGGAATTTGATCGTAATCTTGCGCTTGCGTACTATTTGAAGTGTTATTATCACCGCCGCTTACTATCACAGTGCCTTCATCATTAGAAGATGTTAAGGCTAAACTATCAAAATCAGCCCTTGTTAATCCTATACCATAGTCAGTAACTGAATTAAAACCCCTTCCGGAGATATTAGGACCAGTTGTTAATACATTATAAATTATACACGCTCTAGTATTAAACCCATGGCTTTTTGTGGTTGTAGTTGCTTGAGTTATTGTATCTACTGCTAAATGTGCCATTAATTACAAGCCTTCATTTTCCAAAATTGAGGGTCGTCAGCGTTAGCGCCGTCATGATCAGTAGAATAACAATGAAACATATTAGTTCTAAGAAAACCACAAGAATTGAGATGATCTTTAGCATCATCTTGAGTATAGCTAGTGGTATTTCCGTTACCTGTAGAACAAATGCCGACAAGAGGCTGCGAATAAGTAGTAGTATAGTTTACTGCAACTTCTCCTACTCCAACATCAGTTACCGATGTAGTTCCTCTTCTACCATTAGTATTAAGTCCTGGCGATCCAGACAATATATTAATATGTCCGTTAACTAGATTTAATCCAATGGGACTACCATCGACGTTTGTTATCTTATCTGCTCTAATCGTACTCATTTTAAACTATCGTATATGTTGCGCCAGTGGCGATAGTTACTGTTGTGCCGCTTGCAACAGTAATAGGTCCGAAAGATCCTGCATTTTCGCCAGCTGCTATTAAATGAGTAGATGAAAATGTATTCTGGTTTACAAATAATGGTACCTTACCCTCATTTGCAAAATAGCCTGTTTTATTTGCCGGAACAATAAAAGTTGCGTTGTTATCAATTACTGTAACGCCTGAAAC